TCAACAACCTCTCTCGCCTTCTCCACCCCAAACTCACGAATAAACTGTTCTGGTTTCATACCGACTCCTTGTAACGTCTAGTCATGGCTTCCTTCTTAAGCTGGTCTAGCATTTTGAGCTTTCTTAATTTCTCGTAGAGGTTCGCTGCTGCTCTTGTTTCTTCATTACGAGTGCCGAGGTTGTAATCTCTGCGGAGCTTCATCATTGAGTTGTAATCTGCAAATTCGATCATGCTTTCAGCTCCCCTTTAACATTCAGGATGTCTTTTGCGTATTGAGTTGCTTTGTAAGTTGCGTATGAGTCCTTTTCCAAGTAGCCGCTTTTAATTAATTCCTGCACATAGCACTGAATCGTATTGTTGGGCGCATCTAACACATAGTCATGCAAATCCTTCATCGTGAAAGGTTGTGTTGCATGTGTAGCAAACAACAAAATGTCAAAAATGTTTTGGAATGCTTTAACTCGTTTTATTGCTTTCACGCTGCACCTCCATACTCTTGCAAGCTAGCGAGGTAAGCAGGATCAAGATCTGCAAATGTTGCTCTTGCTAAATCAGTTCCTAAACGTACAGTTCCCACCTCTCCATCACGGCACTTTCCGATGATGATTTCAGCAGTTCCTGCATCTTTTGAGTTCTTGTCGTAAACTTCATCGCGGTAAATGAATAGAATCACGTCCGCATCCTGCTCCAATTGCCCAGATTCACGAAGATCGGCATTAACTGGACGTTTGTTAGGTCTGTTCTCTAAGTTGCGGCTAAGTTGAGATAGAGCGAATACAACGCAATCAAATTCTTTGGCAATTGCTTTCAGGCCTTTTGATATTTCACCAATTGCTCTAACTTGGTTATCAGTAACAACTGGGCTTTTCATGATTTGTAGGTAATCAACGAAAATTGCGTCTACACGGCCATACTTAGCTTTAAGTAATCTTGCTTGACGACGGACATCAGAGAGTGATGCATTAGCCGTGTCATCAATTCCGAATTTGGCATTTTCAAGCATCTTGTTAGCCTGAACTAAACGCCCCCAGTCATCATCCTCAAGAAACTTAGACTTGATATTGCGAAGCTTGATTTGTCCGACACCTGAAACAATACGGTCCCTGATTTCTTCCTCAGTCATCTCAAGTGAATGGAACTGAACAACAAGGTCTTGGTTGATTGCCATATCACTCATAATGTTTTGAGCGAATGTTGTTTTGCCCATTGATGGACGGGCACCAATGATTACGAAGTTTCCGCGACGTAGAGCACCGATTTTGTTGTCTAGTGCAATGAATCCTGTTCTTAAGCCCGTTTCAACAAATGTGCCGTTCTTACGAGCTATATCGGCTTCATTAAGTTCAACGTAGAGACGTGCTACAAACTCATTCACATAGGTAAGTGATTTCTTCTCAGAGTTGTCACCGATTTCAGCAATCATGTTCTGAGTTTTATTGAGCATCTCATCTAGGTTTGTGGTGAAGTCCTTTGCCATACCCTGCATAAGCACAGAAATGTCTACGAACTTACGACGAACCATTAAACGGTGAAGCTTCTCGATGTGTTGTTCCAGCGTTGAAATAAGCGTAGGCGCTTCTGCATTCAGCGTAAGCATGTACTGCTCATCAATGTGGTGAAGATTCAATGGGTTTTTCTTGATTTCGTCCCATACAAGAATGAAATCAATTTGTTCACCACGATCGTGGATTGCTTTAATCGCATCAAAAATAATCTGATGCTTTCCTGAGAAGTAATCACGGTTTAGGCGTTGAACATATTGATCTACACCATCAGCAAGAGATAACAAAGAAACTAATACACCTTGCTCTGTAGGGACTGAATGTAAGTAATCCATTATTTAGCCCCCTTATATTCTTTGCGAAGTAAAACTGGGGCATTGCGTGGAGCTGTTTCTTGTTGCTCAACAACTGGATTTTCTAATTGCTCAAGCTCTGCATTTGTCTCTTGCCAGTTCCAAGCAGCTTTGAAAGATTCCCAACCACGAACAACGATAATTTGGAATACACGCTCATTGCTTAGCTTTGCTTCCTGAGCTTGTTTGAAAACAAGTTGTAAAGCACGTTGAGTTACTGGTTTTTTCTTCTTGTTGCGAAGATCAAGATATTCTGTTGCTGTTTGCTCAGATACTCCGTTTTTCAACAAGAAATCTTTCGCTTTGAATTTTTGTGTTTTTGGTGCTGAATCAGCACAAATAATATCTGTAGTATTCTCTGTGTATTCTCTGTATGTATTCTCTGTATTAGATGGGCGGATTTGTGCATTCAGTGTGGCGCTTTCGTGCATACAGTCTGGCGCATTTGTGCATTCAGTATGGCTGTTTTGTGCATTCAGTATGGCGGAATTGTGCATACTATTAATATCAATGCTTTCAGAGTATTCGATCAAAGCTTGATATAAGTTTTCACGCTCTACACGGTAGTAAACACGACGAGGCACACCCATCTTTTTCTCAGTGATGAATTTAAGTGATTTAAGTGTTGCTCTGGCCGTATCTTGCTCACGACGAGTAAGACCAGTTTCTTGAGTCCACTCATGATGTGTTTTAAAGATCCAACCTTCACTGTCTTTAGTGCGAGAAGTCCAGTAGACCAATTGAGAGAGCATTAATGCCCCATTGATCCCACATCCTAAAAATACATAGTGCTTGTTGAATGCTATTGGCTGTTCGTTCATAGCTTCAATCAACTTAATAATTGGAATTGATGCACCCATCAAACACCTCTCAATACAAATGCAGCTAAATCAGCTTTCGCTTTAGCCAATGCCATAGAGTTTTCGAGAGTTCGATTAAGCACATAAGCCTCAACCGCTTTTTGAAACAAACTAATCTTCCGATTTAGTTCAATGTCTGCTAATATTGAATAGTTCATTTAATCCACCTTGTTTGAACACTGAGCCTGATTTACGAGATCAGGCTTTTTCTTTATATCCAAGCTCAAAACACATGCCGAAATCTTCAATGTCATCTTGAAAAAGATCGTCAATTGTTTGTTTGCTTTCCATCCACGCTTTTGACATCACAAAAAGCGCATTTAGTTTTTCCTCGCTAATCATTCGATATTTCTTGAGTACAGTTTTGAATCCAAGAACATCCAATAGCACTAAACAGTTCTCAAGCTCAGTCAAGCCATTGGATTTTCTATCATTTTTCATTCGTGATAATGTGCTTGGATCAATCCCCAACTGTTCAGCAACCTGACTTTGATTGCTTGATGCAAGGGCTTGCAAAACTCTAGAAACTTCATTTCTAGCCCTTGCACTCAATTCGGTTGATACTTTGCTCATGGTTTAGTTCCTAAGCGGTTAATGCTTGGCTGCGGACATAATCGAAATCGACATCAGGACAAAGTTCATCACAAGGAACTTTTCCTTCACTTTCTTTATCAATTCGAATAGCTAATGCAGCACCACATTTTTTGTTGACATAAATAATTTGTTGAAGATTCCCTAAAGTCGTTAGGCATGCTTTTGCAAAGGCTTTTCGTTCTTCAACAGTCATCTTCGATAAGTAAGCTTTAAGCTGTTCTGTGTTTGAAGAAGACATAGTTATCTCCTTTAGTGATTTATTTAGTAAATACTAATTTTAATCACTAAACAAGTCAACAGATATTTAGCGAATGCGAATTTACTTTTTACTAAAAACTATATGAAATAGAGCTTATGGATACTGTTGCAAGAAGACGCAGAAATCTGCGAAAAGCTATTGATGCTTTAATCGAATCTGGGAAATTTAAGAGTGATGCAGCTTTTTGCGAACATTACGACTTAAGTACGAGCCATATTTCACAAATGATTAATGGTCACGGTAGTTTTGGCGAGAGAGCTGCTAGGAACTTAGAGAAAAAAGTAGGCTGGCCTAATGGTTATTTAGATCTTGAAAACCAAGAAGATCAAAGCCCTATTGTGTCTGAAAGTAATGTTGGACCAACCAAGAATAACCTTCGAACAATTCCCCTATTAGATTATGTCCAAGCAGGTCTATTCCATGATGTTGGCTATGATGGAATAAACCCTATTGGAGAAAGCTACACAACATATCAAGGATATAAGCCAGAGTGCGTTTTCTCTCTTAAAGTTGAAGGAAATAGCATGTCACCAGAATTTAAGGCTGGCGATGAAATTGTTGTTGATGCATCTCTTGAACCTAAACCTGGATCGCTTGTAATTGCTCAAGAAGTCCAACATGGAATAGCAAGAACAACTTTCAAAAAGTACAGAGTGATTGGTATTAATGAATTTGGAGTTGATGTTGTTGAACTAGTACCACTAAACCCTGATTACCCAACCTACAACTCAACACAAATTGAAATATCAATTATTGGGGTTGTGGTGAGACACAATAGGGAAATAACTCATTAAAGGATTCGGGACACCTAATCCCGAATTGCAGCCTAGGAAGCTGCTAAAGGTGATCTAAAGATACGTTGCTCAGGGAGCAGGACAAGGTCCAGTGTCAATAGTGAGCTGACGCCCCTACGGTGTGCGCACACTTTCAGGGCAAGCGCTAGGCATAGCGCTATATAAGTTACCAATTATATTGGTAGGTGCCTACCAGCAATTACAAGGTTTATGCCATGTTTTTACTGGAACTGCGAACTAAGAATGGATTTAGATTAAAGATAAAAATCGACTTTTTATCGATATTCAAATTCTTCACTTGGTAAGCACCGAGGGGGAGGTTCGAACTCCCCCTCACCCTTATTTTTAAAAATACATAAACTGATAATTAATAGCAAATACCATGAGCAAAAAATACAAGCCACCGGAACTACACGAATATAGAGGCTTAACAAGCTCTGAGCAGACGGCAATACACCAAATGCTCATCTCCTATGTTCGTGAGGAAAATTGTCGCTTTAACATAATCATGTCTGGCAAAGCAGAACCCTATAATCTGGTAAAACTAACTAGTATTAATTTTGAGAATGAAGCATCAGCAATTTGGGTTCATTTTGAAACCATCACAGGAGAGCAAATAGCTTTACCCATTGGCTTTCTTTCAAGAATTGAGTTTTCAGGGCAGCAAGAAATTTAAACTGTGAACCCGACACAGTCTTTACAACAGATCGGGTGGAGAAATGTAATGACAGATAAAGTAGTTTTAAATGGACCATTGGAATTAAAAAATAACTCTGAAGCTCGTGTTGCTTATGAATTGATGGTATTAATCGCCAATAAGGAAGTTGGTTTTACTATGGCTCAAAATAAAAATGTAGCCGACGAACAGAAGTCTAGAGATTACTGGTTAAAACTTTATTCACAATGCCATAGCGTTGCTAGAGGAAATGAGCACGTTCCTCAGGAAAACTAGAATACTTTTTCTGAAATAGTTTTGATAGTGCTAACTATTTCATCAGGATCTGTGCAACCTTGTTGAATTAAAGCCAGGATAAGCTGGAATACTTGTTCTTGATTCATAATAAACTCCATCTAACCCACCCCGTGTGGGTTTTCTTATTTTTAGTGTATACGAAATTTTTCACTAAATAAATTCACTAAAGTTCTTGACTAAATATTTAGTAAATACTAAATTATATCTCATCAACAAACAAAAACCGCCATAGGGGTCAGAGTCTAGGCGGTTTGCATCTAATGCGGAGATAAGTATGAATCAAAGAATTGAAAAGTACAAGTTTAGCCAAGCCTTTAGGGATGGCTCGAAAGCTTTTTTAGCTTTCTGGATTATCACCTTCATTGTATTTGCTTTTTTAAAAGGCTGTGCCGACGAGCAACACGTCAACGAACTCAAAGCAAAACAGAACATGTATGTGCGTGTTCAGGTTGAGGGGGTGAAGTGATGTCAAGTTCTCTCAATTTATCAGAACGTCAATTACAAGTTCTTCAATGTGTAAAAGACGCTAAAGCAGAAGGCAAGCGCCCTTACACGAGAGGTGTTGTAAATCGTATGAAGGCCAAAGGTTTGGAGATTTCAGACCGTCAAGCTGCATATGACCTTGGCGTGATCATCAATACAGATGGCACAGGCGTCTACTCTGCTCGTTATGGCAGTGGCAAAACTCTATGGATTTATGAAGAGCCTTTAGCTAAGGAGCCCTCTCATGGATAACTACATAGCACTAGCTAGTTTCATTGGGTTCTTCAACCTCATCTTGGCGGTTCACTGGGGGATTATCTAATGAATATGTTAGCCAATATCTCGTTTGATGCTGCTGAATCAAAGCTTTTGAAGGACTTAAGCAAACACCCTGAGCTTCTAGCTGGCGCAGTTGAATATGCCTTCCAACGTGGTGACATCGACTCTAAAGAATACCGTAACTGGCAAAGCAAGATTGCAGAAATGGAGCGTCTACACACTGCAAACCTTTTAGCAACTATTAAAGCGTGAGGTGTGTATGGGCTTTTTCTTCAATACAGAATTTCTTGAACAGTTTGGTTTCAGTGTTGGTGAAGAAGATGAAGCAACTCACTACAGCACTTTCGGTGGCAGCGATTGGAAATTGAAAGCCAATAAGGACCAAATGTTCTACTGGGATGCCCTTTCAAAGTCTTGGAAAAGATGGGCTTTAACTTTAGAGCACTGCACACCTATCGGTGAAAAAGAACCAAATTACAAATGCGGACCAGTTAATCAAGTCGTAGTTAAGAAAGATGAAACGACTCACGAACTGTCTCCAATTTACTCAGATTCGAAATATAAAGGTGATTAAAGATGAACATGCAAAGTAAAGAACAGTTCTCTTTCACTAAAGCAGAACGTAAAAAAGTTTAAAGGTAACACTTGGTCAGCTTGGTCAGAAACTACACCACGTCACCGCAAATTTATTGACGCGATTCTTCAAACAGATATGCACATCATCACTACAACTCGTGCAAAAACTGAGACTGTACAAGGTGAAAAGGGAAAAGTAATCAAACTTGGCATGAAAGCAGAGCAGCGTGAAGGCTATGAGTATGAGCTTACCGTTTCACTCGATATGTTGCATGAAAATAAATTTGCAATCCCCACAAAAGACCGAACCAAACTGTTTAATCCAACAGGCGAAGTAATCACAAAGGAAACTGGTGAAAAGCTCATTGCTTGGCTTAACGATGGTCGCAGCCAAGAAGAAGCGCTTCAAGCTGCTTTTGATGAAGCTATCAAGCGCATCAATGCAACTACATATGTTGCTGAACTTGGAATCATCTATTCACAGTTCAAAGGTACTGATTGTGAAGCTGAAATAGTTAGCGCTTGTAGTAGTCGCAAACATTCTTTAATTGGCACACAAGGCAATGCGTGAGGACAGCAGCATGACAGATTTGAATAAAGAAGGCAAAGTCAATCTAAGCTTTGAGCAAGACAATGGTGCTGTTTGGGTATTTGCAGGTGATAGTCAATTTGGTACTGAAATTAGCCATTTGATGATGATGCACGTAGATGAATATAACGAAGATGAATTACGTGTTATTTGTCACCATGCGGCATGTGAAATTGACAAACTTAGAGCAGAGCTAGAAAAAGCCAAAGCTCAGGCGGTGCCAGAGGGTTATGTTCTTTTACCAAGAGTACCAACTGAAAAGATGTTCCAAGCATATGAACGATATTCAGTCGCGCCGATGTCGACGCTGAGTAAAAACGGATATAAGGCAATGGTTGAAGCAGCAGGTGATCAAAATGAAAACTCTTAAAATTACTTGGCTTGATGCTTGCTCTAATTGTGGTTTTGGCGACTATGCAGAAGTAACAACTGAACGTGGCATTGGGTGCTACTTGTGGGATGGGGACAAGGTTCAGTGTCCTAATTGCAATCACAAGGGTGAAATAGAATGTGATTCAGGGGTTGCCTTTGTCAATTGGGATGAAGTTGAAGAAGCAAGCGAATCGGGAGCTGAACAATGAGCATAACACTTAGCGGTCATCAACTAAAAAGCCTTCTCGAATTTGTAAATCCAGATGGTGAGAAAGATTTAGATCAACTTGATACTGAACTAACAATTAAATTCTTTGAAGTTGGCCACAGTGGAAAAGGCTATTACTTTTGGATGACCGAATATCCAGAAGAAGGTGCAATGAAGTTGGATATTGAATCGGGAGCTGAGGGATGAAAGTAAATCGTATCGTATGCTGGTTTAGCTGCGGTGCGGCCTCTGCTGTAGCTACC